AGGAGCTTATCGATTATGTTCAGATGATTTGTGGTCTTGCTGCTATAGGCAAGGTTTATGTGGAAGCACTCATTATTGCATATGGTGATGGTCGTAATGGTAAGTCCACCTTCTGGAATGCCATCTCACGTGTGCTTGGTTTGTATTCCGGCAACATTTCAGCGGATACCTTAACTGTTGGATGTCGCAGAAACATCAAACCTGAAATGGCAGAAGTTAAAGGAAAGCGTCTGCTCATTGCAGCAGAAATGCAGGAAGGCGCAAGACTAAATGACTCTACCGTAAAACAACTCTGTTCTACTGATGATGTTTTTGCTGAAAAGAAGTATAAAGACCCCTTCTCATTCAAGCCTTGCCACACGCTTGTGCTTTACACAAACCATCTTCCTCGTGTATCTGCATCTGATGATGGTATCTGGAGGCGTCTTATTGTAATTCCGTTTAACGCAAAGATTACAGGCAGCAGCGACATCAAGAATTACAGTGAGTATCTCTACGATAATGCAGGCAGTGCTATCCTTGCTTGGATTATTGAAGGAAGCAAGAAAGTCATTGAGCTGGAATATCAGATTCCGGTTCCAGCTTGCGTTCAGGAAGCCATCAGCGAATACCGCAGCCAGAACGACTGGTTCTCTCACTTCATTGAAGACAAGTGCGTTGTGGGTGACGATTATAAGGAAAGTTCCTCTTCTCTTTATCAGGCATATCGCAACTACTGCATCGATACCAACGAATACGTGCGCAGTACCGCTGACTTTTATTTTGCATTGGAGAATGCCGGCTATGAGCGTATCACTCAGAACAGAAAGCGCTATTTCAAGGGTCTGCGTATCCGTACCGAAGACGATTTTGAAGAAGAATTCTTGGACTAATTAGAACTAATGACAAGGTGTATCAAGGTGTATTTATAAACTTTTCTATAGGCTATAAAAAATAGAATATATAAAAGTTAGGTAAATACCATTGATACACCTTGCACATCAAGAAAATTAAACTTTGATGGAGGATGACAATGTTAGAAAAACAGATAGAAAACAAGTTAACAAAGTTGGTTAAAAAGGCTGGTGGGATTGCACTTAAATTCGTGTCCCCAAGTTTCGCCGGAATGCCCGACCGCTTAGTATTACTACCTGATGGGGTGTTTGCTTTTGTGGAGCTTAAGGCTCCGGGAAAGGCGCCACGCCCACTTCAGGTATCAAGGCACAAAATGCTACGTTCACTTGGTTTTAAAGTTTATGTGATTGACAGCGTAGAACAGATTGGAGGAATGCTTCATGAACTTCTCACCGCATAATTATCAAGCCTATGCCATTGATTATATTGAAAAACATCCTGTGGCTGCAGTTCTCCTCGATATGGGTCTTGGAAAAACGGTTATTTCATTGACTGCCATCGCAGACCTTCTATTTGACAGTTTTGAAGCACATCGTGTTTTAGTGGTAGCTCCACTTCGAGTAGCACGCGATACTTGGCCTGCTGAAATTAGTAAATGGGAACATCTGAAGCATCTCACATATGCTGTTGCTGTGGGCACGGTAAAGGAACGAAAAGCTGCATTAGCGGCGAATGCTGACATCACAATAATCAACAGAGAGAACTTAGGGTGGCTTATTGATAGCAGCGGTTTCGATTTTAATTACGATATGGTAATTATTGACGAGCTCTCTTCCTTTAAGAACCATACATCAAAACGCTTCCAGTCTCTTATGAAGGTGAGACCAAAGGTGAAAAGAATCATCGGACTTACCGGTACGCCTTCTTCAAACGGACTTATGGATTTGTGGGCAGAATTCAAGCTACTGGATTTTGGTGAACGTCTAGGTCGCTTCATTACCCACTACCGCAACAATTACTTCATTCCGGATAAGCGTAATGGTGAAATCATCTACTCTTATAAACCAATGCCTTATGCCGAAGATGCAATCTACAGAAAAATATCAGATATCACGATTTCAATGAAATCTACTGACCATCTGCAAATGCCAGAACTGATTACCTCTCAATATGAGGTTCAATTATCCGAGGATGAAGAAACACGATACGAAAAGCTCAAAGCAGATTTCATATTAGAGCTTCCTGAAGGTGAAGTTACTGCTGCCAATGCCGCTTCTCTTACCGGCAAACTATCGCAGCTTGCCAATGGTGCCATTTATGATGATGAAGGCAATATCGTAGAATTCCATGACCGAAAGCTGGATGCCTTAGAGGATATTATCGAATCAGCAAATGGTAAACCACTTCTGGTGGCATATTGGTTCAAGCACGACCTGCAAAGAATCAAAAAACGCTTTGATGTAAGAGAAATCAAGACCAGCAAGGATATTATTGACTGGAATAATGGTAATATCCCGGTTGCAATAATACATCCTGCTTCTGCCGGCCACGGTCTCAATCTTCAAGAAGGTGGTTCCACTCTTGTATGGTTTGGGTTGACATGGTCTTTGGAATTGTATCAACAGACCAACGCCCGTTTATGGAGACAAGGTCAAACATCCGGTACTGTGATAATCGAGCATATTATCACAAAAGGCACCATCGATGAGCGCATCTTAAAGGCCCTATCACTAAAAGAAGTTACACAGAACGCACTTATTGATGCGGTGAAAGCAAATCTATGACAAACAATGCCAATCCGAGGGAAATATCAATAATCCGGAGGTAAAGCATGAACGCAAAAGATTATTTATTACAGGCTCGCTATCTCGATGAGCGTATTACTTCAAAAACCCAGCAAATTGCTTCTTTGAACGACTTGGCAACAAGATGTACCAGCACATTTTCAGATATGCCTCGAAATCCAAATCATGGTGGTTCCAGATTGGAAGACTGCATTATAAAAATCATTGATTTGGAAGACAGCCTGAAAAAGGACATCGAAAAGCTGGTTGATTTGAAGCGTGAAATCATGGGTGTCATAAAGGCAGTACCAAATGTGGAATATCAGACTCTTCTTGAAAAGCGCTATCTCTGCTTCATCACTTGGGAACAGATAGCGGTCGATATGAACTATTCCATGCAGCACATACACCGAATGCACAGCAGCGCATTAAAAGAAATCGTAGTTCCAAAACAGGATGAGAGTTAATGTGATAGATTGAGAGTATTGTCGTATGATAATATTATAATAGCAAAAAAAAGAAAATCACAGAAGCCTTGTTGGACACAAATCCTGCAGGGCTTTTATTATGCCCACAAGGAGGTGTTTCATTTGCCAAGACGACCAAAAAGGCCCTGTTCCTATCCCGGCTGTCCAAATCTTACTGACGGTCGTTTCTGTGAGGAACACGCCAAGCTGGAAGCCAAACGCTACGAACGTTACGACCGAGACCCTGCCACTAAGAGACGTTATGGCAGAGCTTGGAAACGTATCCGCGACAGTTATGCCGCTTCTCATCCCATGTGTGAGCTCTGCCTTGAGAAAGGTGTGTACACACCAACCGAGGAGATACATCACATGAAGCCTTTATCTCAGGGAGGAACTCATGACAGAGATAACCTGAAGGCTCTTTGCAAAGCGTGTCATGCACGAATTCATGCAGAACACGGTGACCGTTGGCACAACAAGGAGTAACTGTAGGGGGAGTCAAAATCTCTACAGCAAACCTTCCGTGGAACGGGCGTGGGGTCACACGCGCAAAGTCGCGTTTTCAAACGGGGTATATAGGCCCTGACGACAAGGAGGTGTATCTAATGGCTAAGGACGGTACCAACCGTGGCGGCGCGCGTATCGGCGCTGGAGCCAAAAAGAAGCCCTTAGCTGACAAGATTGCTGAGGGTAATCCGGGTAAACGAAAGCTGACTGTCATCGAGTTTGAAGACAAAGCTACNGATTTAGAAGGTCAGCAGATGCCCAAGCCATCCAAGCTCTTATCCGCTACTCAAAAAGACGGTAAGTCGCTGGTGGCAGAAGAAGTTTATAAATCAACATGGGAGTGGCTGGCAGAGCGCAGATGCGCGACACTTGTTTCTCCTCAACTTCTTGAACGTTATGCAATGAGCGTAGCCAGATGGATTCAGTGTGAGGAAGCAATTTCCGACTTTGGATTTCTTGCCAAACACCCTACTACGGGAAATGCCATCCAGTCTCCGTATGTAGCCATGAGTCAGAATTTTATGAGCCAGACAAACAGGCTCTGGATGGAAATCTATCAAATCGTAAAAGAAAATTGTGCGACAGAGTATTCCGGCGATACTCCTATGGATGATGCTATGGAACGCCTGCTTCGTGCAAGGAAAGGAAACTAACATGATTGAAAAAGTAAATCCAAGTCATCCGGATAAAATTGCAGACAGAATTGCCGGAGCTATCGTTGACTTAGCATACAAAGCAGAAACTGCTCCGAAGATTGCAGTCGAGGTTTTAATTGGACACGGAAAATGCCACGTTATTATTGAGACAACTGCTTCTCTATCTACTAATGATATTGAAGCCGCTATCTCTCGTTTAGCTGGTAATGTGGAGCCAGATATCGTTATTGTTCCACAGGATAATCATTTATCCGACAATCAGTCTTCCGGAATACGCTGCGGCGACAACGGAATCTTCAATGGAATGCCTCTCACTGATGAACAGAAGGCTCTTTCGGTAATTGCCCGTGATATTTATGCACACTATCCATTTGATGGAAAGTACATCATGGATGAGGCAAGACTAATCATTTGTCAAAGCAATGCTTCTACTGCTGAACTCTCCAATATGTACCCACCTGCCGAAGTAAATCCTCTCGGAGACTGGACTGGTGGCACTGATGTAGATACCGGTGCAACCAACAGAAAGCTCGGAAGCGATATGGCCGACTCTGTTACAGGTGGTGGTCTTCACGGTAAAGATTTATCCAAAGCCGATGTTACCCTCAATATTTACGCTTTCTTAAAAGCTCAGGAAACAGGAAAGCCTGTGGCGCTTAGCTGTGCTATTGGTGACGATACTATTGATGGACATCCTTATCAGGAACTTGTCGATATTGCTGCAGATTATATCAAATCTGTCGGCGGCTTCGAGAAGTTTGCTGAATGGGGATTATTCTAAGGAGGACGCTTATGCTAATAGAAAAGAAAAAAGTCACTGAGCTGCTTCCTGCAGATTACAATCCTCGTAAGGACTTGAAGCCCGGTGACGCTGAATATGAAAAATTAAAACGCTCCATTGAACAGTTCGGTTATGTGGAGCCTGTTATCTGGAACGCTACTACTGGATGCGTCGTTGGTGGTCATCAGCGACTTAAGGTTTTGCAGGACATGGGAATGACAGAAGTTGACTGTGTTGTGGTTGAACTTGATATAGAACACGAAAAAGCTCTGAATGTGGCCCTCAACAAAATCAGCGGTGATTGGGATAATGATAAGCTGGCCCTTTTGATTGCAGACTTGCAGGGTGCTGACTTTGATGTATCACTTACTGGTTTTGAGCCTGCTGAACTTGATGATTTATTCAAGGACTCCACCAAAGATAAAATCAAGGACGATGATTATGACGTTGAGGCAGAACTTCAAAAGCCTACCTTCTCTAAAACTGGTGACCTCTGGTGCCTTGGACAGCATCGTCTTTACTGCGGTGATAGTACAAAACCTGAAAGCTATGAACTTCTGATGGCCGGTAAGCAGGCAAATCTGGTAGTAACCGACCCTCCGTACAATGTGAACTACGAAGGAACCGCCGGTAAAATACAGAATGATAATATGGACAACGATTCCTTTTATCAGTTCCTGCTTGATGCTTTCACAAATATGGCTGGAAACATGGCTGACGACGCTTCTATCTATGTATTCCATGCTGATACCGAAGGGTTGAACTTTAGAAAAGCATTCTCTGATGCAGGTTTCTATCTTTCCGGCTGCTGCATCTGGAAGAAACCTTCGCTGGTTCTTGGACGCTCTCCGTACCAGTGGCAGCATGAGCCTTGTTTGTTTGGTTGGAAGAAGTCCGGCAAGCATCAGTGGTATTCCGGTAGAAAAGAAACTACTATCTGGGAATTTGAAAAGCCTAAGAAAAATGCCGACCATCCTACGATGAAGCCGATTGCATTAATTGCATATCCGATTATGAATTCCAGCATGAGCAATTGCATCGTACTTGACCCTTTTGGTGGTTCCGGCAGTACGCTTATCGCCTGCGAACAGACAGGTCGTATCTGCCACACAATTGAATTAGATGAAAAATACGCAGACGTCATCGTGAAGCGCTACATTGAACAGGTA